GTATCTGTGCTACTGAATCAGACTATTGGTTTCATAATCTTTGTATTGATGATGACATATTCTGCACATTTATATTTGATGTCCCTAAACTAAAACAACTGATTGATAAATTAGATTTTAAGAAGTCTGTTTGTGGTGGTGACAACAAAGCAAGTAAGATGTGGCTAGTAAATATCCAGAAACTATTTACATCTGATGTATTTAAAACATATAAAGAGTTAGAAAATGAATAAAACACTTGACAAAACTAAATCAGACAAGTATAATAAGTTTACATCTGAGTCTGGGCATTGGTATGCTAGAGATGGAGAACCTATGTATACAATCATAGGTGCTAATGGTAAAGAAAGAAACACCACATTGAGAGATGCCAAGAGTCTTGGACTTGTTCCTTCGGTCACAACTATATTAGGTATGGTTGCTAAACCAGCTTTAGAGAATTGGAAACTTACTCAAGCTATCAAAGCAGCAACTGATTTAGATAGAGGAGAGACTGAACCTTTTGATTCTTTTACTTATAGATGTAAAAATGAAGCCAAACAAGTTGGTTTAAAAGCAGCCAAGCAAGGAACAAAGATACATGCTCAAATAGAAAAAGGTTTCTTAGGTAAAGCTAAGACTAAACCTTACAAACTTATCAAGGCATGGTTGGATGATAATTTTCCTAACGAAGAATGGATAGCAGAGGATTCTTTCTGTGCTGAACAAGGTTATGGTGGTAAGATAGACTTATACTGTAAGTCAGGAATCTT